TAGTTATTCCTGCTAAACCTACAAGCCCAGTTTTCATATCTTCCCAATCAATCGTAGATAGTATCAAAAGAGCTAAAGATAGTAACAAAATTGATGTTGCTACACCAGCCATTCCAAGAGCTATTATTGCTAATTGTTTACCACCACCCATTTTACTGAATAGTTGCATAGAACCTACTAAATTAGCAAACATAACCGTTATTGCGCCAGTAGCTGTAGCTAACTTTACAGGATCAACAAATGATAACACTAAAACAGATAAGGCTATTAAAGCTATAGCTTTAGCAATCTTCATTAAAATTTCAGCTTTTAAATTATTCTGCCAAGCCGTTAAACTACCTTGTACGCCATCTAAAATCCCAGATACACCATCAAAAACTTTAGCGCCTTTATTAATGAAATTAGTAACAGCTGTCGTTATAGCAACTAAAAAGCCGCCAGTTAAGAGTTTTGAAAGATCGTTAAATACTCCTTTGGCACCAAGTGTAAAAACGCCTAATAATGCTGTATTTATGGCTTTAAGGATGTTTTCAAAGGATAATTCTTTTAGACCATTCTTAATAGCCGTTCCTAGCCACTTAAACGCGTCCTTAGCCACTTCTTTAATCTTAGTAAAAATTGGTTGTAACTTTTCGATAGCTAAAGCAAACCCGTTAAGAGATTTACCACTATCTGAAGTAACTTTAGGTAGTTTTTGAAACGAATCCTTAAAGGAATTAAGCTTTGCAGTTAATCCGCTAATGTCGACTTTCTTAAAAGATTCAAAAGCTTCCCCCATTTTTTCCCCCAGGGTAATTTTTGAAAAGAAAGATTGAATTGACTCAAAAATTGTAACAATTCCTTGCCATACATTAGCAACTTTAGTTCCACCTTCTTTTGCACTGGCTCCCATTTTGACAAAAAAGTCTTTGATAGCAATACCAGCCAAAACAATCCAAGCAATCAAAGCATGAACAAAATCTACTATGTTTCCAAGGGCTTTACCAAAAGTATCACCGGCTTTTATAGACTCTCTTAGAGCTACTATCCAGTCAGCTATCTTCACCAACAGAGCAGCAAGGTTATCTTTGTAAGCAAGAAGAGGAGACAGTAGTTTAACAAAAGCTTCTGCTAACTTTATTACAAACATCTTACCTATGTCAATAGCAGCAAAGACACCTTTAAAGATTCTCTTTATGTTTTCTAGACCATCAGCACCAATCTTAATTCTATTAACTAACCCTAATAGTAAGTAGCTAAAAGTCATTAATTGTTTTCCTGTAATAGGTGGAAAGATGTCTGTAAATGCTTCTTTAATAGGAGCTAATACTTTTAATAATGTATTAAAAGCATTACTAATAGCCATAATGATAACTTCTCTCCCTCCTAAAGCATTCCATGTACCGAGTATTTGATTTCTAGAATCTGCAGAATCTTGAACAAATTTTCCTAAAACATCACTTAATCCTGTGAATAGTTCCTTAGCTTGCTCAAAATCACCAAGCATTAATTCCCATGATTTAGTCCATCCAGATTGGGCAACTTCTTTTAGGGTATCCTTTAACTGTGTAAAGGTTTTTACTTTTGTGGCTGCGTCGTTAGCCATTTCGCCCATCTTTAGAATTCCATTAGCTTGTTCCTCAGTGTAACCAATGTTTAAAAGCATCTCTTTGTTAAGATCGCCAGTAAACTTAGCTAAAGTCTCTAATAAAACATCTTTTGTTAACCAACCTTTATCTAATGAAGTTCTAAAGGATCCTTCTTTTTTAATTAATTCATCGATTGCTACACCATGAACTCTAGCGGTGTCTTTTAAAGCTTCTTGGAAAATTTCACCACCCATACCAGCATTCTGTACAGAGTTCCAGTCCATTAGTCTAACCGTACCAGAAGAAATAGCTTGTGAAAGTTGATACATACCTCTCGCAGCCATTTCAGAATTTGCACCCGATACAGCCGCAAGGTTGGCAATACCTTTAATTGCCGCAACAGAAGTTTTTAAATCTGTACCAGCAGCAGTAAATGTACCAATATTACGAGTCATTTCTGTGAAATTATAAATGGTCATATCTGCATAGGTATTCAATTCATCTAAGGCAGCAGTGACATCTTTCATAGTCGTGCCTTTAGATGCAGTATTTGCTAAGATAGTTTGAATTGCATTAATCTGAGTTTCATATTCTCTTAGACCAGATTTAGCAGCTTCTAAACCAGTAACAGAGTTAATTATTTGTTTACCCCAATTAATAGTCGCATCTGTTAATTTTTGGATTACACCAAATGCTGCCATACCTAATAATGAAAATTTACTATTTATAGTTGATACATCTTCACCAATTTTACCTAGGGTAATTCTTTTAAAAGCATCGGCTATTCCACCTATACTTTGTACTGATTTATCAAAATTTAGACCCTTTTTTAAATTTTCAACAGAAGATATAGTAGTAGAAACACCTTTTTCAAACTGTTTATTATCAAATTGCATCTCCACAAGTCTTTTATCGATTGTACTACCCATTTATTACCTCCTGCCATGCCATTTCAGCAATTTTATCAAAAATTGGACGAATTGCAGGATTTATATAATCCCGTCCTTGAACATACCCACCAGTTCCTGTACCATGACCATACTGAAGAATTATAGCTATTGAAACACCGTTTTGTACATTAGAATTAGTCCAATAAATTTTTGATCTTCCACTTGTATGAACAACTTCATAACCCCAGGAACTAGCTGTATTACCAGTATCTATGGGCGTATTAGCTGCTAAAGCTCTAACTCCATCCTGACCGTATCTATGTAAAATACTAAGGATAGTATTAGTCTTAGCTTTATTCAAAAACCTTAATGTTTTACTAAAGTCTCCTTTGTGAGTAAATCTAATCATAGTAACTCCTATCCTTTAGTATTTAATTGTTGTCTACGCATTTCATTTAACGCGGCATTTCTACGCATTAATTCTTTTTTACCCATCTTCTTTGCTGGTTGATTTTTAATATTACATACAGTTATAAGAGTTAATAATCGATTAAGATGCCACTTTTGGCACTCTAAAGGAATATTCAAAGCTATCATCCAATAATAGATAATCTCTGCAGTAACAACTTCTTTATTAATTTGTCTATTTTCATTTTTTGAAAACGTTGTGGCTGTCATTGGTGCGTCTATATAAATACCAACTTGGTCCATAATATCGTTTGTTATGGCTAAATACACCGATGGACTAACGTTTTGTGTTAAAGTCATACAACGAATATAATCTATTGATTCATCATGCGTTTTTATACTTTTTGATAAAAAGGGCTTGCACCAAGACGACTCCCATTTTGACAAGGAAACTAAAGAGTGTTCCAAAGTTAAAACTTGATCTTTCGTTGAACTGAATTCGTTAGTTTCTTCATTATAAATCTCAATACCAGGAATAACTATAGTTAACATTACTCTCTAGCCTCCTTGTTAATAGGTCATTTACTAACTTTGTGGAACAATAGCATTTATAAAAGCACTAGCAGCCTCTGCATCCGTTGCTAACTCCATAAACAGTTCACTAAAAGCCTCTGTCTGTGAGAATGCAGTACTAAGTTGTTCACTCTTAACAAAGTACTTACCATCTGGAGACTTCTCTCCATACGCTTTAAGTATGATTTCTTTGAATAGAGTGATAATCTTAGGAGTATTTTGTTCCTCTACTATCTTCTCTATTATCTTAACAAGACCACCACTGGTTGATAATTCCATTTCAGTAATCTCGGCTTTATTTAAATTAAATAGGAACGTTTCTGTACGTTCATTTCCATCATAATCTGTATACTTAATTGTTCTTTTTAACATTTCTTTTTCCTTTCAAGATTTTTAATAAAAGTTAGAGACCCCTATACTAAATCAAATGAAGGGGTGTATAAGGGTCTCTGGATAAAATTATCCTCCGATAGTCAAAGCCGTAATGACTTCATCCGGAGAAGGAAGTGATGGTTCTGATCCTTCACTACCATACAAAATAGCTTCTAATGCAGCCAAGGCTGCTTCATCAGCTTTTGTGCTATCAATCGTGATAGCAGCTGTTGGTTTAAAACCAGTAACAGGAACGGCAGTTGTTGATATCTCCCAACTAAATGTAATAGCTTCTGGAGTATCATTAATACTCTCAAAACCTTTTTCGGAAGGTGCAGCCATAGCATTATAGATCAGGTGAAGTTTATAACCTAAGTTCTCGTTTTTAACATCATTCCCAACAAGAGTTCGATAGCAAAGACCAAAAGGCTTACGTGGTTGTTGACCTAAGAATACGCCTTTGGCAACTGCTTCGATTGAACCATCACATGCGGCAAATTCATCAGGATAAGTGTATGCCTCGATGGTTGCTTTAAATTCCTCAGCAGAAATTAAATTCAGATATTTAATATTATCTGCATAAATTGGAGAAGGTTCTGCTCCGCTTGGACTTTCCGTTACACTTGCTAAACCATTCCAAGCAACACCAGGTTCATAATCTCCAGTATCAGCCATAGGATATAATACCCCATGATCAATACCCGTTTCATAAATACGCTCGCCTACGGCATCCCATATTAATGCTGTCATACTTTATTTCTCCTTTAAAAAGATATTGTAAAGACATCATGATTTAATCCTTCAGCTGTATAATGCCTATCAAATATACACTTTCGTAATTGTGCAATTTTATCAGGTATTAAACTATCAGGATCAGGATCAATTAATGTCACTTTATAGATTTTTTCACGAAAATATGGATCATTATTCGCGAATTCAGTTGTAGCTCGGCTACGTTCGTACACAATACAAGGATATACCATCTTAAAAGATGGTGGCGGTTGGAAATATACATTTGCCGTACCTAAAACCGACTTAAGAATATCGTGCAATGCTAATCTAGTTCCCATGATAAACACCACCAATTGATAGTATTAGACGGGGTCTCTGAACTTCTACAGTTGTAATAGTCCAGTTAGACCCCATCCATGATACGTAGCGCATAGCAAATATATTCTGTTCAGCAAAGGCATCAGCGACAATACTTATACGATGACTTACCGTTAAATTAGGATTTAAACTTTCACGTTCTTCTTCACGCCTTGTTATCTTTAAAATATCACCTTTGTAGTTATGTTCTGTGATAACATCTTTCCAAACACCAGGCGAAGTTTCCGTATTAACCGCAAATCCTATTGCTCCATAAAACTTTGCCATACGACTCCTTAATTAGATTATCCTGCAGCTACTGTGACTTCAAGAACTACAGCTGATTTTGGTTTAGTCAAGGCACCAGAAACACGGGTTTCCAATAAGTACTTGTATTGGTTATAATCAATGTCGAAATCGTCAAACATGTTTATAGCCCCACCTTTGTCTGCACCTAAGGTGTAATCTCGCATATTAACGAGAATACCCAAAAGATTGACAGTTTCTTCACTACCAACTTCACCAACTTCTCTTGATAATTCTTCCATCTGAGGTACTTCAACAATCTTCGAAACCCGCATAGCGGACATTAATTCGTTTTGTGTTGGATACAGTCGACGTTCGTCGCCAGTTGATCGAAGCAGGAGCATATCAGTTAGCATATCAGTCGAGGTAAATAACGTTGGATTACCACTACCTTTGTAGAACTTACGTGCACGAACAACTTCATCAATGAATTGGAGAGCAGTTGTACCAGTATCCAATTTTATATGATGGGCATAAAGATCCTCATCGGTCCAAATTGGACGAATGTTAAGTTCATTAATCTTATCTTCGTCTTCGGAATCTCGGCCGTCACCAATTAAAACTGCACGAGCAAGCTCTTCATTCAACATAACCCGCATTTCAGCTTTTAACCAGGCAACAACATCCATATCAGTGATGTCAACAATGTCATCACGATCAAGTTTTTGTTTCTTATAAATGGTTGTTGGGGTTGTAAATCGTCTTAACAGACCGATTACTTCTTCCTTCTTCAACGCGCCAGTTACATAACCTTTTGCACGAGCTTCATCGGCTGTAATATCTGCAGCCAAAGATTTAATACGTGAAAATGGTGAATGATGAGCACCATTAAGTACATCATCAACCCAATCAGTCTCACGTTTAATCATATCTGGGGTTGGACGAACAGCCTTTGCATCAGGGAATAAGAATTCAATATCATTGATTCCATAACTATCTGCGTGTTGCAAGAAAGCCTCTCGGAATGATCCGATTTTTTGTGCAGTTGCTACAATTGTAGCGAATTGATCGTGGGTTAAAGTCTTTCGAGGTTGCACCTCATCGGAACCATCAAATACATTTTTTTTCATTAAATTATCTCCTCCATCATCTGAATGTTTTAAATCTTCTTCTTTTTCTTCATCTTCCATTTTGACATCTTCGTCGGTCTCTTTACCAGAAACAACAGCAGCAATCATAGCATAAACCACATTCTTTTGTTTCTCGCTAAGACTGTTAAAGACATCTCCAACAGTTTCAGATCCATCACTTTCTGAGGCACCGTCTTCGTGTTTTACATCACCTAGAGAAAGCTCTAAGCCAGTATAGATGACTGCTTCATCATCCATCTCACTATCTGACCCATCAGCATGGACTATAACAACATTGTCAATAAAGGCACCAGGATTAGCACCAGTCAACACTAAACTTACTTCTCTAATAACACCATGTACTACACTAGAGCCTTTTTGAACTAATTGATTTGCATAGATTGAAAGAGCTTTAATGTCTCCATGTTTAACTAATGCTTTTGCATTCTTACCAGCATCAGTATCGTTAAAGATACCGAAAGCATAGACTCCATCTTCACGATTCTCTAGCATAGCATGCCCGAGTACGTTAGATGGTTCTTTATGACCATGCTGCCATACTAAAGGTACCTTTTCTCCGTCATTTGCCTTAAATGCATCTTTTATAATAACTCGGCCATCGGTACATTTAAGGTTGTTTTTAGTAGCGTAACCACTAAAGTCGTATGTCATACTTTATTTTCTCCTTTTGCCGTGTTATTGTTTAACTCTACTGGAACTTCTTCCTGCGGAGTTTCACTTTTCGGCGCATTTAAATTTTTATTACGCAATTCATCTGCTCTTGGATCAGCAGCAGGTTTATAGCCTATAACAGCTCTAAATTCGTTCGAAGTAAGAATTTCATTACGAGTAAATTTATCAGCTATTTCAGCTATTTGAACAACCGGAACAAGAGTAAACGGATCTCTAAAATAACTAACACTCTGTCCTTGAGTTCTTGCTGTTTTTGTCAAGAACTTTCGAGACACATTATCAACTATAGATGAGAGAATTGGCGAGACTGTTCGGTTATAATAATTTATCATTGCTGCCTCATCGGCTGTACCATCAAAGATCGCTTCTGTTAATCCTAACTGGCTATAAAGCATACTCGTTAAGTATTCGATTTGACCCATGAGGTTGTTTTCCGCTGGACGATTCAATTGTGTAACCTTCTCTGTTCCATCAGTATAAGCAATACCATATTTCGAATTAAGTAACTGATCTTCGATCGCTTTACGACGTATCTCTGCTTGTAGTTTCCTCGCTTCCGTTTTTATAACATATGGTAACTGAATTATTAAATCCAATTTTCCAGATCCACTTTGTTGATCTATTGAATCTAATAAATTAAGTTTATTAATTAGACGTTTTAATGTCGAGTTTGGTTCGTTCATAACCGGATATAATGGGTTCTCAATAATAGCAACCATTGCCTTTGGTAATGTTATATCAGATTTTATACCAAGTCTATCGTTATATACTCGAACCTTAACTTTTGCTGGATACCATTCTAGTATTTGAGCTACTCTTACACTTCGTATGTCAAATGAACCTGATACTTTTGGATCGATTGTCGTATCAACCGGAACAATAGCTACGGCACCTTCATCAAACATAGACATAACCACGTCTCTAATAAATTCTTTTCCTGTTTGATCTATGTTAGCTTCAACATTTAAACAATAATTAAGACCAGAATCAATTTCTTCTAAATATCTATCGTTTTCATCTATTCTTATATGTTGTATTTTTATTGCAGCTACATCAATCGCAATACGTGTATAAATTGCAGATATTATAGATCGTTCGTTTCCTATAGTTAATCGTAAACGATCAGGACGTTGAGAATAACTTGGACCATAATATTGAAACTCAGAATGTCTATCAGTGAAAGCATTCCAAGCATGCCGTAGTCTACCAATTAAACTTCTATCTTCCATGCATATTGCCTCCTTTCTAAAAAATAAACATTATTTAGTCTCCATAAATCAATTGTAAAGCAATACTTCCAACTATGCCTAATGCCGCTACACCAGCAGTAAGACCTAAAGTCAAATCTTCTTGTTTAATAGAGGCTACGGTTGTATTTTGTGCTTGTTCGTCCCAATAATTTTTGTTTTCTTTTAACTCCTTAACATTTTTAGCTATGTCTTTTTGTATTTTCTCCTTTTCTTTTTTTATATCTTTGTCCCAATATTCATTATTCTTTTTTAATTCATCTTGCAACTTTTTGTTTAAAGCTTTACCAACATCTGCATTATACTTACCTTGTTTTTTAAGTTTGTCTATTGATTTGGCGTGAAATTCTTTTATTGTGTCTGCTTCAGATTTTTTATCTGCCGCTAATTGTTTTACCTTTGCGGTTCGTTTTGCAAGATTACTTGAATTGATAGACTTTATCATGCTCTGTTCAAAGGCTTTAGATTCTGCTATGCCTTTTTGTCTTTTTGCAACTTTACCTTCATACTTTGCCGTTCTTTTAAGTGCACCAATAGACGGGCTTTTTCTAACACCCCATCTCATACCTAATACACCAAAATGTTTTATTTCATCCACTTTACCTCCTTATTAAAATGCATCTTTATTAGCTTTATAGGCTACATATGCATCCATTAAAGCCGATACACTATCGATTTTATACTCATAACGCTTTTTAAATAACTTTCTATTACCATTTGTATCCTCTAAAGTAATAGTGTTACCCATAGCAAAAGTCATAAGTTCTTCATCGAACAATAACATTCGTTCTTCAGATAACTTTTTGATTTCACCAAGAGGGACCGATTCAGTTTTAGCTCCTTGAATAACTTTCTCTATTCCAAAAGGTCCATTTTCGGCTTCCCAACGAGCTATGAATTCTTTAGCATTATAAGGATCAAATCCTAAACAGCGTACATCATATTCTGAGTGAATTATGAATTCATCTAAATCGTCATAAACCTCCATCATATCTAAAACTGTTCCCTCTAAAACTTGAAGACTGTCTTCACTAAGAAACTCCTCATATTTTATACGCATAGATCCTGTAAGTTTTAAAAGGGTTAAAGATGAAATATAACATCTGGTTTTTACTCCAAATTCTCCATTTGGCAATGGAAATAAAAATGTAAAAGCACAAAAGTCATCTCCTTGAGAAAGGTCAGCTCCTAAAGCACATGCCATGCCCCAAAATGTTCTTTTACGATGCGGCATAGTTTCTTCGTATGTGAAGAAATAGGTATAACCTTCCATTGGTAAACCAAAACGTTTAGCTAAAATATCATTTCTTGTAGCTGGGGCATTCTCAGCTCTTTCTACATCTAACTGATATGTTTCATAAGATACAGTTTTACCTAAATTTGGATTAGCTTTCAACCATAAAGCAGGATCACCGACTTCCTCAATGTCATCTAATTTATAGTACCATATAGACGCATGCGGATTAAGATAATCTCCTCTTAAAATATTATTTAATTCTAACTTTATAGTATCACCACTACTATTACGTACTGTACCTTCAGAACTCATGGCAACAATAACATAATCTTCCATCTTTGAGGCACCCTGCTCAATGGCACCAACAACATCTTCTCTTGTATCGCCAGAAAGCCACTCATCAACTGTACTAATTTTAGGTCTTAATCCTTGAAGTTTATCAATTGACATAGGACGAACTTCTAATAAAGATCCAGTAAGAAAATTCTCAATACCTTTTTTTGTAGATGCTAGTTTAACTCTGTTTGCTCTTGAACCGGTTGTATTTTGTAATGATCCCTCCGTTAAGAACTTAAATAAAGGGCCTCTACTACGGACAATAGCCGTTCTAATTGGAGACATTACCTCATCAGCTTGTTTCATAGTTTGAGCTGTTGTTATTTGGTGTGTTGTGGATGTATCTACTGTAAGAAAATATGCTTGAATACATGACCCATACATTGATTTAGCTGAGCCTCTTGCAACTATTAAATATTGTTTATTTATTAGTCTTTTCTTAATTACTTTACGAACATACCGACCACCATGACCTTTTTTATCAGGTTCATATACACTTCTTTCTACAAAATAAAACCACGCCAATAACTGCTCTGCCCAAAGTTTAAAGGTATCAAGTAATACTAAATTAGATCCATCGGTAAGAGTTAATTCGTTTTCACAGAATAATATAAATCCATCTATAGCTTTATCGTCGTAATAAATACTCGGATTATCTATTAATGCATCTATTCTATTCATTTCCATAGATACTTCTTTACATACTGGAATTTTTCCGGATAAAACGTCGTCACGAAATTGACCATAATATTTTGGAATTGCTGTGTTTGATAAAGTCATGGCGCGTCTCCTTACTAACTACTTTTTATTTACAAAATATGAATCTACGAAGTCTGAAGGGCCAGAAGAGGAAGATCTATTTGCTCCTGAACCAGCAACACCAGTAAGTATTGTGGTAAACGCATCTTTTACGATTTTTGCGCCAACACCAGTAATAAATTCTTTTGCCTGTTGTTTTGCTATTTCACTAAATGCGTCTTTCCAAATTTTCTGGCCATCAGATAAAGTTTTCTTATTTAGTGACTCATATTCTTTTTCTAATCTTAATCTTTTAATGGCTTTTTCTAATTCTGCATTTGATAATTCTTTTTTATTCTTTTTTCTAAGAGCGTCAACAGCAACACGATCACCACTTGGATTAACTCTTCTAACTCCCCATTTCATACCTAAAATACCAAAATGTTTTAAAGTTTCGGTCATGGAATGGTTTCCTCGCTTTCTTTTTGAACCTCTAAACGCCATTCTAATTCGGTTATTTGTTTTGTAATAGCATCGATAAGATGGGCTGTTTGTGGTGGATCAAAAACCAATTTTGTTTTTAAATAAATATAAGTTTTAACCGCTTCCAGATTAATAGCACTACCCAGCAACTGTGACCAAGTTTCAGTATCATCAGCTATCCTAAAACCACTATCTGGACCAATACCTAATTGATTTAAAGACATTAATGCATTATTAATGCCAATAATAATTTCAGTATCAAAAGCTGTTAATTCTTCTGAAATTCCTAATAGTTGTTTTATGGAGCTTAGTATCTTGTCCATCATTTTACCACTTTAAGAAATTCATTCATTACATATCCTGGTTGTGGAAGATCTTTTCCATCTACTAATGACCATTTAGTACCCTTTTCTAAAACATGAAATGGAGTATTTACTTTGGCTACAAATATGATTTCGGCGTCCTTTCTTGCTGATGCTCGAACATTAACTGCACCACAATTAGCAACTACGGCACTTACTATAGCTTTTGATTCAACCTCAATTTCGACTTCTTCAACTTCTTCCGAAATATCTTTAACCATTTGTGTAGCTTTTGTACTAACTTCGCCTGAATTTTTACGTTTTCTTGTCATTCTTTTTCTCCTTTTACCAAAGTTTAGTGTCACCACTAAATCTTTCTTGAAATGGTTTTGGTAATAGATCTCTATTACCATAATGAATTGCCTGATGAGTTCTGTTAGATGTTGTAATTAGAAAATTTGGATCCATAATTATTCTAGTTCTTCTTTCAATGTCTTTAATCAATATTGGATTTATATGATGAATTACAAGTTTTCCAATAATTGGATAATCTTCTAATCCTAAATCACATCCATTATCTCTAATTATAACATGATCACGTATCTGCTTCCACTCTAAAGAACTATAAAATTTTTGGTTTAAATATCTATCAAACCCAAAAGTAATTACACCAACAGACCCATCAAGTTTTAAATAATCAAATCGTTCCATAAACGTATCTAGTTCTAGTAATTCTTCTATTGTTCTAATCATCGGAATAACTTCCATCTTGTCCACTATACTTACGCATCGCATCTAATGCCTGAGAATATAATTCTTCTACAGATTTAGCAGATTTAAAGGCGTCAGTCTTAGCTTTTAATAATTCATTTTCCGATTTTAACTTGTCTTTTTCAAGAGTTTCTTTTGTAGATCCAAGTTTGAGGTAATGAGTAATCACTTGAGATGACGCTGTTCCTGCTGCAAGTTGCTTTTCTGCTAAGTCTACAGCAAGAGCTATTAATTGATTTTCTCTCGCCTCTGGAGTCGTTGCCGGAGCTTGTCGTCTCTTTTTAGTATCAGACATACTCATTACCTCCTTTCCGCTGTTCCTTTAGCAGAAGTATTTTATAAAATACCTATAAATTTTAATATGATTTGTGTAATGACCAAAGTTAAAATAATCCATACTACTCTATTAGCGTTAGCTGTGGCCTGACGTGAGTGTTGTATCCGATCTAAAATTGATTCATTATCAGCGCCTTTACTTACATCACCAATAAGAAAATATTTTATCTCACTTACTTCTTTACTAACCTCCCCTAAATCTGTAGTTAACAAACTTACTCGAGATACTAATGCTTCGTTTGGTCTACCGGATTTAAAATCACCGACTAATAAGATTTTTATTTCACCTATTTCTGAACAAATTGACGCAATGCTCGTTGTTAAATTACCGACTTTTGATACTAAAGAATTTGCAGGATCTCCGTTTCCTAAAAGAACTTTTCTAAGTACAAGAATTTGCTCTTGTAGTTCTTCGTCTTTTCTTTTTCGTGACACAACCATACCATACCCTAAATCCGCCATCATGTGGATTGCTGTTACGAGATTTTCTTCGGTTTTAATTTTTTCCCATAAAAACCGATCGCTTTCTCGATCCATATCTGCCTCCCGCATTTAGCTCACCAACATATTTGCCCGTTTATCTTCAAGAACTTTACGAACCGCAGATGGTTTTGGTAAAATCCGGTCTGTTCCTTGATTACTAAACGTAGCTAAGAATAAAGTATAGATAAAGTACCAACCAGTATTACGATCACACGTAAATTTTTCAATTTGAATGACCTCAAAACAACCTAGGGTAAATATCGCAATTGTAACAAGAGTCATCATTACTAACATAGATAATTGTTTTGTCTCTGCATCAAAACTTGCAAACCACACATTTAATTTTGGTATGTATGTGAAACCAGCTGAAATTACAGCTCCCGTAAACATAATTATTAAATCCGAACTAAACGTTACTGATGGTATCATCTTTCTTCTCCTTTTCGTCTTTTAATTTCTGAAAATATCCTTCATACATTCTGTCACTATCTTTACCAAGTTTTAACATAGCAAAGAATATAACACCAACTACACCAATTATAAACGCCAATAATGGACTCATATTACCTCAATTAAACTTTGATAGACCATTTGAGTGCTACCCATTGGCCCATACTGATTCGCCCCCAAACATAACCATCAGCATTTACTTTTTCATAAACTTTGAAGGTTTGAAAATAGGGAATTCTTAAGTTAGTATCTATAGCATTAGCAGAAGGAGCAACTCTTATCTTCATTCCCCAACTTGCAAGGTTTCGATAAGTTTCGTACAGTTCTACTGGTTTAGAATCTATAACTTTATCAAATGTCATAAGATTCCAAAAATCTTCGGACGCATAATTCAGATCAACAGGCAATAAACTTAATCTTGCTTCTTCACGGTATATACCTGGCAATACAAATTTATCTCCAGACCACTGCCACATGTCGGTTCTATCCTTTGGAAAATTCCACGTTTTTACATAATAAGGAGAGAACGTTTTAGGAGCATAATGATCTAACATATATCTCCAAGACATAGCTAATCGTCCTTTTTCGAAAGGATAACTCGCTAACCATACAGGATATCTATACATCCATTCGACTAATTTCGGACAATAAGCATTTACCCAAGTTGATCTAGTATATATACCAACTTTTACTCCTAAGGTTTCTAATCCTGATACAAATTGCCACACTAGATCATTGAGTTCCTCTGAAGAATATCTTGGAAAATTATCATAGCTTATTCTAGAACTTTCCTCAATATCTGCAAGTACAAAATCAACAGGTGTAGTATCTAATTGATATCTAACTGTTTCTAATTGAGCTTTTACATTCTGCATTGGTCTAAACCACGCATATGCTGCTATGTTTTTATATCCAAAGTCTAAAGCTCCCCTAACATGTTCATGAAATTTTTTATCTTTCCATGTACCATAAGAAGATCTAAAAACTAAACCGTCAACATAGTCCTTAAACTCACCAAAACCAAGAGCTTGTTGCCAATACGAACAATCTATTACTAATTTGTATCCATCCATAAATTTGTTCCTTTCTAAACTTCTATTCCATATGTTATCGTATATGATATACTATCACCAGCTGCAAATGTAAAAGGATGAGTATTACTAATAAAAGAATTATTATTAGGTTCTGTTGTTTTCTGAAAATATCTCATATCATCTGGAGTTGCAGTTGCAATCATACACAGTCTTTCGTAATTAGCAACTCCGGAATCTCGAATGTGGCAACTACCTACCCATTGTAAATTTGTTGGAGTGGTAAGACATCTAATAGGTAAAGCAAATTTATAATTTCCAGAACCACTATTAGTAGTTCCTCCCCAATAAACCCATACAGTTATTGTACAAAGTCTTCCCACTAATTGGAATTTTCCATAAAGTTCTCCGTTATTTAAAGTTGGATTAGTCCCACTGATAACAGTCCAGGTTGGTACAAAATTAAACATCTCAGGAAACGCATAAGCAAGTCCATGAGAATACCAAAAAGCTGTAATTACTGCATTTGCAACTGTAAAATCGCTTCCACCAGTAACTGTTAATGTGGTATGCCCACCTGAAAAAGGAGCAGATAAAACATAAAAGAATTTGTCTGTTGTTTGAGTTATTTTTATTTTTGTACCGACTGGAAATAACGGACGAAGATCAATATTTTCAAATCTAATTGAAGTGGCAGAAATATATATAGGATTTAATCCTAAATAAGACCAACCGTCACGACCTATTTGTGACAAGTTACCGGCTTTTATTTTTTTTGTAATTGGACCATCGGCTATTTGAACAATTGGAACAACATCTTCTGGTGCATAAGTTATCAATTCTGTTAAAGCAGATATTTTTTTTCTAGCCACATTAAGCCTCCCACACTAAATAATCTTCTTCTTCTGTTAATAAATTATTATCAAAAGTAAGAGAAAATTCATCACACAAATGTAATTCTGCTACTCCTCCAGGAGCAGTTAATAAAATAGCAGCTATTTCTTCACATCTATTAGGTTCTTCTGGCATATTGCATCACTTCCTTTCAAAAAAATATAAGTTATGTAATAGTTCTTGATAGATTACTGAGACTTTCAAGTCTTTTATAAGACCTCTTGAAAGGAGAAGACAGTTCACCATACTGTTTTTCTTGGAAAGTCTCAGTGGTCTAGCAAAAAGCTTTTACCAAATATCCCCCCGGA